TGAAATACATATAGTAGGTGTAAATACAGGTGTAGGAGTAGGAACAGCAGGAGATTATGGTTATATACAAGTATTAGGTGCAGTAACTTTTAGTAATGGATTAGCTTCTACATATCATCAACATCAAAATTATTTAGTTAATTCAGGAACAAGTGGATTACATTTGAATGCAAGAATGAAAGATGCAACTGCTACATCATTTGGTGTTGCAGTAACAGGATTAGCAGAAACTTATATACAATGGACAGCAAGTATAAGATTATGGACAAATAAAATACAACAAACTATTTAAGATATGGCTAAAGAAGAAGTAGTAATGGAAATCAAAGCAGAGATTAATCCTGCTAAAAAACAAGTTGAAGAATTTACAAAAACATTAAATGATGCTGAAAAAGCACAGAAAGAACTAAATGAGCAAATAAGCATACAGAATAAAGTTTTAAATGACTTAGAAAAAGAATTAGTAGAATTAAAAGCAGTACAAGATTCTATACCTAAAGGTGCTTTTTATGCAGGTATGTCTGATCTAAATGCTAAGATAAAAGAAACAGAAAAAAACATTAAACTTGAAAAACTTGGTCTTAAAGATTTACAGAATCAACAAAAAGAGAATAATAGAGAATTAAAAGAGCAAAATAAAGAATTAAAAGAAAATGAAAAGCTAGTAAAAGAAGGAATAGGAAACTTTAGATTATTTGGTGTATCTATTAATGATGTAAATAAATCTTTAAGTAGAGTAATACCTACTATTAAAGTAATGTTTGCTACGATTGTGAGAGGTATAGCTAGTACAGGATTAGGTTTGTTTTTAGTTGCTCTAGGTTCTTTAACTACTTTTTTTACTAAAACACAAAGAGGTGCTGATGCTCTATCAGTTGCTTTAACAGGTATAGGAGCAGCTTTTAATGTAATTAGAGATAGAATATCTACAGTAGGAGAAGCTATTAGTTTAGTTTTTTCAGGTAAATTTTCTGAAGCTGCTGATAAGCTAAAAGGTAGTTTTAAAGGTATTACTGATGAAATAAAAGAAGAAATTAAAGTAATGACTGATCTTGAAAAAAGACAACAAGCTTTAAGAGATGCAGAAATTGAATTTACAGTACAAAGAGCAGCTACAAGAAAAGAAATAGAAAAAGCTAGATTATTAGCAGAAGATGAAACTAAATCACAAGAAGAAAGAATAGAAGCTTTACAAAAAGCATTAGATCTAGAAACACAAACAACTCAAAGAGAATTAGAATTAGCTAGAGAGAGAGTAAGAATACAAGAAGAACGTATGGCTATTTCTGAAAATCTAGTAGAAGATGAAAAGAAATTAGCAGATTTTAGAGCAGATGTTTTAGCTAAAGAAACTAAGTCATTAAGATTACAAAAAAGAGTACAAACAGAAATAAATGAATTACAAAGAGAAATAGATGCTGAACAAGAAGCTATAAGAAAAGAAAAAGAAAAAAAGGAAGAAGAAGCTAGAAAAAAGAAAGAAGCAGCAGATAAAAAAGCAGCTAAAGAAGCAGAAAAATTAGCTAAGAAACAAGCAAAAGAATTATTAGATATTGCTAAAGCTACAGAAGATGCAAAAAAAGATCTTATAGAACAGGGTTTTGCAGTAGCAGGAGAACTAGCAGGAGAAAATGCTCAATTATCAAAAGGAGTAGCAGTAGCACAGACAGTATATAGTACACAACAAGCAATTATGGCTGCACTTGCAGCAACTTCAGTAGGAGATAAGTTGTTACCTTATCCTTTAAGGTTAGCAAATGCTATTGGTGCAGGTATAATGGGTGCTAGTGCAATTAAAAAAATATTATCTACAGGAACAGATGGATCAGGAGCAAGTCCTTCAGTACCTACAGCACCAACAGCAGGAACTCCTGCACCACAGATGTTAAGTGGTAGATTTGAATTAGGTGGAGTAGAAGAACAGCAACCTGTTCAAGCTTATGTAGTTACAGATGACTTAACAGATAATCAAAACAAATTAGCTTATATTAGAAGAAGGGCTACAATTTAAAAATCAAATAAATAACAATTAAACATATTATATATTATGCCTTGTAAAAAATGTGGAAAAAAATGGAAATGGGGAGAAAAAGGAGAGTGTAAATACGATTCTAAAGAAGAATGCGAAAAAGCAAACCCTAAACACTATGATAGTGATAAAAGCACTAAAATAGTAGAATTAATAATTAGTGATGAAAGTGAAGAACTAACTATAGATGCTATTAGCTTAGTAACTAGCCCTGCTATAGAGCAAAACTTTGTGTATTTTGGAAAAGAAAAGAATAACTTGACTTTTGCTAAAATAGATGAAGAAAAAAGAATGTTAGTTAGTCCTGCTTTAATTCCTAATAAACAGATATTTAGATACAATCCTAATACTGATACTGATTACTATGTTTTCTTTTCTAAAGACACAGTAAGACAGGCAAGTGAATTGTATTTAAAGCATAATAATCATCATAAAGCTACATATCAGCACGAAGAAAGAGTATCAGGTGTTTTAACTGTAGAAAGTTGGATTAAAGAAGGAGATCAAGACAAATCAAAAATGTATGGCTATGACTTACCTAATGGCACTTGGTTTGTAAAAATGAAGATAGAAAATGATGAAATGTGGAATAAGATTAAAGAGGGCGAACTTAAAGGATTAAGCATAGAAGGTTACTTTATTGATAAGATGGAAAAGATGTCTGAAACAGTAAAACCTACTAATGAAGAAATACTTTCTGCTCTAAATGAAATCTTACAAGACATCAAAAATCAAACAAAAGGAAAATAATTCTATTATATTAAAAAAAGAACACACTATGGATTTAAAAAAACAAATATTGATTGCACTTGGTCTTGATAAAGAAGATGAAGTTAATTTAGAATTTCAGGCGAAGCTTGAAGATGGCACACTAATCGTATCTACATCTACAAATTTAGAAGCAGGTGTTGATATATCTGTTTTAACAGAAGATGGTACAACAATGCTACTTCCTATAGGAGAGTATATGACTGAAGATGGTCAAAGATTTTCTGTGGAAAAAGAAGGTATTGTAGCCGAGTTGTATGAAGATGAAGTAGAAAAAGAAACAGAAGGAGAACCTACTAACGAAGAAATGGGTAAAGATAAAGAAGAAGAAGATTATGAAGAAGAAGCTGATGTAGCTGATTGGGAAGGTATGGAGAAACGTATCAAGAACCTAGAAGATGCTGTAGCTGATTTAAAGAAAGATAAGGTAGGTAATGATGAAGTAGAAGAATCAGATGTAGAAATGGAAGCTGAAACTACTGAAGAACCAACTCCTAAAAAAGTAAAAACTACAGAAGAAATTGAATTTGAATATCAAGCTAAGATAGAAGAATTAAAATCTAAGGTTGTTGAATTATCTAATCAACCTGCTGATACTCCTGTAGACACTAATAAATTTAGCACAAACAAAAAGGATTCTACTCCTGATCTAAGAAAAATGACTAAGAGAGAAAGAATCTTATACAATTTAACTAATAATAAATAATTTAAAATAAAAAAAAATGTCTAAACCAACAGTAAATAGTAATTATGCAGGAAAGGCGGCTGGATTTTATATCTCGGCAGCTCTACAAGAAGCTACTTCTTTAGATCACTTAACTGTATTACAAAATATTAAATTTAAAACTAACTTGCAGAAAGTGGCGGGTGCAGATTTAGTTAGAAATGCAAGTTGTAACTTTGATGACCACGGAACACTTGCTTTAACAGAATCTATCCTAACCCCTAAGAACCTACAGATTAATATGCAAACGTGCAAGGATCAACTTTTAGAATCTTGGGAAGCTGAAACTATGAGAGCAGGTGCTATGAATAACAACGCACCTGGTTTTGAGGATTACGTAATCTCTTACTTTACACAGCATATTGCTGATGCAGTTGAATCTTCAGTATGGAGTGGTGCTGCTGCTAACAATGGAGAGTTTGAAGGGTTTTTAACTGCTACTACAGGTGCTTTTGCAGTAAATGGTAACGTAGTACAAACTAACAATGCAGGTGGTGCAGGTGTAGCTTATACTGCTTCTAACATTATAGAAAACTTACAAACTATTGCTGCTGCAATTCCTTCTACAGTATATGGAAAAGAAGATTTAAGAATCTATATGAATTGGAAAACTTACAGATTATACGTTTCTGCAATTTCTGCTTTAGGATATGTAAATATGTACTCAATGAACAATGATTATGAAGCTACTTTTGAAGGTATCAGATTATCAGTTGTTTATGGTATGCCAGATGATCATTTAGTTGCTGCAAGAGTATCTAATCTTTACTTTGGAACCGACCTATTAAGCGATACAACGCAAGTGAAAATGCTAGATATGAGCCCACTAGATGGAAGCGAGAATCTAAGATTTGTAGCTAAGTATTCAGGTGGAGTTCAGGTAGGAATTGGATCTGAAGTAGTACAGCAGGATTAATAATTAATTATATGGAGAGAGGGTTTTTCCCTCTTTCCTTAACTTTAAAAACAGAAATAAATGGCTTGTAATTTAACTAAAGGGAGAGGAATCCCGTGTAGAAACCTAATTGGTGGTGTAAAGTTTGTTTATTTTGCTCAATTTGATGAAGTATCATCAATAACTACTGTAGCTTCAGAAGTAACTGATATTGAAATGGGTACTAATGATTTATATAGGTATTCAATTAGAAGGGGTAACGCATCTGTAACAGAAACTATCACAGGATCAACTGAAAATGGAACTGTTGTTTATGCTCCTTCTTTAAATTTAAAGCTAACAGGATTAAGTAAAGAAGATCAAAATGAATTAAAATTAATTGCACAAAATAGAGTAATAGTATTTGTTCAATTAAATCAAGTATTAGCTAATGATCACAATGTAATATTATGCTTAGGTGCAACTAATGGATTAGATCTAAATACAGGTACTAATCAATCAGGTGCAGCTTTTGCAGATTTAAATGGTTACGAGTGGACATTTGAAGGTCAAGAATTTGCACCAATGCAAACTGTAGAAGATTATACTACTACACCTTTTGACAATGCTGCTTTTACTATAGGAAGTGTAGTAACTTCTTAATAAGATTTTACATATAATTTAAAAGGAACTACTTCGGTAGTTCTTTTTTTTTCCAAACAAATTACAGGTTTTTCTATTATATAGTATGATACATGGACAATACAATCAACCTTATACTTTTTATACAACAACAGAAGAAAAAAGAATTGATAAAAGTGTACCAAGTTCACAGATAAGATTTTTGTTTAAGTTTACTAATCAGATGGATAGAAATGTAGTTTATGCTTATGGACAAAATCAATTAGTGAATGATAGATATACAAGAGTTAATATGACACCAAACACAACAGAAAATGTATTTACAGGTAATATTGACTTTATGCCTAATGGCTATTGGGAGTATGAGATCTATGAGGTTAGTTGGCAATCAACACCTAACCTAGCTACAGATTATGCACCAATTACAGAAACAGATGTATTAACTCCACCTGCAAATGATAAAGGAGTAGTACAGGGGAGAGTAGAAATAGGGAAATTATATATTGAAGAAGCAACAGGACAAGAAGAAGTTCAATATGAAGAATATGTTAAACCAACAGAAACAAATTATATTTACGTAAGTTAAAAAAACTAAAAAATGGGAATAAAAAATACTCAAGCATTATTAAGTGAACAATTAGGTGGATTAGGAGAAATAGAAATATTTACAACTACACCACAAACAGGTAAAGATTACTATGCAATTTATTTTGTACAAGAAAGTGTAATATCATCTATTACAATGACTAATACTACAGGTGCAAGTAATTTAGTTACGACTATACCTGCAGGAATGACTTTATTTGGTAATACGACAGCGATCACTTTAACTAGTGGTTTAGCTATTGGCTATAAAAACTAATATATATGCTATCACTAGCTAACAAGCTAACAATATCAACTCAACCTGTTTACAAGTTTGTAAATAAGTATTCTATTGACTTTGATGGGGCAACACAAAAAATAGTTACTGATGGTGCAGATACAGTTGCACAGCCTACTACTTA